GTATAAGTACCAAACTTGATTTGTCGTATATACTCATCTTATAAAGTTGTTAAGGCGATACATTCGCTATCAGTTAATGCCGTATTGAATAACATCTCTTGCTTAATTATTAATGTTTCATTTACACCATTCCCACCTACATTCATAAGGAAAGACCAATTAGTATCTCCTACACTTGGATATGTATTTACAAGTGTACCATCAATAAACAAACGATAGTTTAAACCATCATAAGCAAGACAAAATTTATTAGCAGTTTTACTACCTGCAACAGGATATGCACTACCTCCATTGGTAATTCCATAATACATCCTATATCCATCACTTCTTACTCTCAACTGAATACGAGTAGAACCCGTATTAATAAGTTCGTAAGTTCCTCCATTACCTGCTGAACCTACCCAATCACCCAAATCAAAGAACCAAGTAAAACTTGATGATGTAATAATTGATGTGATATTTAATTGATGATTATCACTTGACCTCGTTACACTTGAACCATATGTTGGTATATATGAGGTAGGGTAAGAGCCGAGTTCTCTTTGTAATCCGTATACTAAAATTCCGCTTGTACCATCACCCGAAAAAGATTCTACATCGTCAGTATTTGAAGGTATAATAGTAAACAAACTACTTGGTGAATTTCCATCGTCAATAGAAATTCTAAACCATCCGTTTCCGTAGTCTTCAATATCAGCCACTATGCCTACGCCAGTCGTTCCAATTCTATCCTCCGTAGCCGTTCCGTCATCAGCAATATAGAAAAACGCACCTCTTGCTTTTGGTGCAGAACTGGCGTGAGAAGTCAACAAAACCCAATTATAACCATCGGCTTTAACAAAAGCACTATAAATATGGTCTGTATGCTGTTCACTTGTTTTGTAAAGTGAGTGCACGACATTATCAGTTGTAGGTATAATTTTCGTAGCGTTTTGAACTCCCTCTGGACTTGTATCCGAATTAGCCTCAAGATTTATATTTCCCGAACTCCATCCGCTACCACTCAAGAAGTGTTCACTATTCGCTAACAAATTACTCCGTTGAGGCTCAAGTAAAAGAGAAGGACACGAAGCATTACCCGAATAGTCAAGGCGAGGCATATCCTCCAAGATACCTGCTTGTGCAGTAGATGCTCCTGTTTCAATGTAGTCAGTTGCTACCAAGCCTTGCTCTAATTGAGCGTCTTGGATGTACACAAACGCATCAGTAACTACTCCAGTTTCAGCAGTTCCCGTTTCGCTTGGATAAATACGAACATCGGTTATAGGTTCATTAAATGTTATACTCACTCTATACCATCCACTTCCAATGTACTCAATGCTTGAAGTTATATTATCGGAGTCTAAATATGTATTTGTACCGCTCCCATCTGCCGCAAGTTCAAAAATTCCTTTTGTTAAAGCACCTCCATTGGTTAACAAAGTTATATAATCAACATTACCCGCTTTAGCATAAAGACTAAAGGTCGCTACTCCGCTTTGTGTTACATCTTGTCTAATAAATCTAGCACTCGCATCGCTGCGCTGAATTTTCCAAGCATCGCTTGAACCATCATAGCCACTTTGACCACCTACTGGCGTAAGCATTTGACTTGATAAAGTCCAAGTAGTATCAAACTGATTTGATTGCAGAAAGAGATTCTCTCTACCCTTCTCAATTAAGCCATTAACATCTACCCTCGTAGCAGCAAGATTTGAACCCCTACTAAAAGTAAAATCTCCACTACCATCAGTAGGTCTAATACTATACAACTTACCATCCTTGTAAGCAGAGGGTATCATTGCTAATGATGCATCCTTATATAAACTCATAATATCTCGTTCAATTCGTTAATAGTACAGGTTCTTGCTTCCGTTGATCCTGATGCCGTCTCGACTCTCAAGTCGTAGGCATCAAAAAGTTGACGGCCTAAGTCAGCCTGTGGGAATCTTCTTAATGCTTTACTTACACACTCAAAAGCTTCCAGCTCTGCACCGTCCGCTAATGTTCTTTGTTGGAATTGTGCAGGATCTAAAATATAAAACATCGCACTACCCCAGCCAATAGTATTGGTGAAAGCATCACCACTACCCCACCAAGTAGAGCCGTATATTGCTCCGTAGCCTTTTTCGTCAGTTGCCATTCTTTTTCGTTTTCTTTAACAAGTAACTTTGCAGCTTCTTGATGTTATTTTGTTTTGGCTTGTATGTTGTTACAGCACCCATCCGTTAAATGTACTATCTCTTAGTGGGTAAATATCGTCATTTGTATTTTGATTATACTCAGGGAATAGATTGTTGCGGAACGCAAGGTAATCTATCAGTCTACGAGTATAGTACTCAGCTAAGTTACGTTCCTTTTCAATAAGGAACGACAGATCCTCTCTAGAGGCTGTCTCGCCATTTTCAACCGTTCTCTTATATACTCCCCCATTGGAAGCAGTAAACGCTGCAAACGGCAAGTATTCCGTCATAGCCCAGTGTATAAGCATAGGCTGTACGTAATCATCTACCAACGTTTGATAGTTTCCTGTTAACGTGTCTCCTATGATGTCGTTTCCGATCTTCTCGTATAGCTTCGTACCGAGATACTGCTGAACGTGTACCTCTTGAGCTATCTTGATGAACTGAATAAACTTATCAGTATCTACGTTTCCTGAAAGAAACGTATTACGAACAAGATCACTTCGTGTAATAAATAGTGCAGTAGCCATTAGATTCCTCCTTGTATATCTTTCTTACTTGGTGGGTTGATGAAGCCCTTGTTTTTCATCTTGTTTGGCGCAACGCTTACCTTGTTATCGTTTGCTGGGGCACGATAACCTCTTGATCTCGCCTTGGTAGTGCTGATATTTGTTCCAGCTTCCGTTTGCCCAACGTCATCAAGATCCTTCCACATATACGTTTTTCTAAACCATTTGTGGTTGCATCTTGCGCCACCTTTGTACAGCCATATTGAGTATGTATCTGATCCGTTAGGCCCAAAACCAGCGTTGACTGACTTGTTCTCCATTTGTAGGATATCCTCCTTGCGGTACAGCTTTCCGGCTGATACCATCTTTTGACAAAACTCACGGCTATTTGATCCTGCGCTCAACGGAGCGTACTGATAGCGTACACGGAAAAACTCGCCTTGGCTGTTCATACCGTCTTGTTCGCTATTGGCGTTCGGTCTTGCCGTACCGGTACTTGCAAGGTTTACAAACTTGTCTAAAACCTCCTCTTGGTCGTAGTCAACTTCACGCTCGTCAACCAAAACCCAATTTTCAAGATCTTCTTCTTCACCCATTTCGATCAGCTCGTCCGCAACGGACGATAAATCTGATAATGGTACGCAATTAGGTACTTTCTTACCGTCCTTCATTTTGAAGCCTACCATTTCATAGCCCTCCCAACAAGGATCGTCCTCGTCCTTCAAATTAGTCTTGCATCCGCATTCGTGTGCTGATAGCTTTTCACCTGTTTGCTTCTCAGTTTCCTCCTTGGTAACGGCTGAACTACGATCTACGAACTCAAGTGGCTGCAATGTCTTGAAGTACAAGTCAAGGCTAATGCCGTTGACCGCAAGGATCTCATCTAAAGCCTTGATAATAAGGTTTTGGAACGGACGTATTACCGTGTTATCGAACAGTAAAGAAGCTGTCTCTAATTCTTCAGCATTGTTTCCTAGTCCGGTGCTGTCCTTGATACCCAGCAACATAGGCGAGGTAACTCGGTGAGCAACCATAAGCTTCTGCATAGACTCAGCCGATAAAAACTCGTACTGCGCTGGTGCATCTGATAAAGGCACAGCGTCAATAGATGCGGCTAACTCCTTGCTTTCGTTAAAAGCAAGAATAAAGTTTCCAGCATTCGAACTACCACTAAACTTCTCACGGATCTTGCGCTCAATCTCCATACGTTCTTCCTCATCCGGAACTCCGTTATTGAAGTTAATCATCATCGAAGGCGCAAGGCCGTTCTTGATATTATTGATATGGTAGTTGGCTACTTCTTCCTCAAGCTCTGCATAGGGAATCCCACCTTGGTAGTCTACCGGTGAGTAGTAATAAAATCCTGCACGATATGGTCTAATAACCAAGATTTCAATAGACTCGTTGCTCGTTCCGAAAGCTGCAAAGCGTTCCGGATCTTCGTTAGGCCCAAGGTTCTCCCAATCAGCGCAGTAGTAATATCCTTCAATATCTCCTTCTTCGTTGCACTTTTCAGCACGAAGTGTCTGAATAGGCATATGCTCAACCTGTGCAATCTCATTGCCTCCCTGAGAGTAGATTATTTGAAATGCAGCCTGACCCATTAGCTTGAGATCACTTGTTACTTTTCTCAAGCAGTCCTCTTGTATAAGAGAACGCATAGCAGCGTATTCTTCAGGCTTTTTATTGCTATCGGTAGCATCTATCCCCTTGCCGTAGATAAGGTCGCTAACAGCGTTTATAATAGCGTTGTTGGTCGGGCTGCCGTTGAAACGATCTATCAAATACTGATAGTAGTTATTGTCATCG